TATGATAAAATTAGAAAATTTTACATCTTCGGAGATTAGAAAAATGGTGAGTAAATTTAATAATAAAGTAAAACTTACTGGATATTCTAAAATGAAAAAACAAGAACTTATTAATTTTATTAGAAACCATAAAAATTTAAAAGTAGTTGAAAATTCCAACGGAGTTACAATTTCAGTAAAAGAAGGAAGTATAACTAGTGAAAAGACAGCACCTAAACCAACTCCTAAACCAAATCCTAAACCAGCACCAGCACCAAAAGAAAAAAGAATATCAGCTCAAGATCAATTTAATGAAGAAACTAAAAACTTGACCCCAGCACAATTATTTTCATATAATCAATCTAGACAAGGAATTACAAGAAATGCGGATGTCAGTTCAAAGGAACTAAAAGAAGCTAGAGAATTTGGTAAGAGACAAAAAGTAACGATGATAAAGGAATTAGAAGATTTTTTTGGAAGAGATAAAGGTATATATTCTAAATCTAAATTGATTAAAAATAAAAAAGATTTACAAGATTATCAATTAAAACTAAAAGGAAATTCACCAAATAGTAAGTTTATTAAACTTATATCAGATAAACTAAACCCAAAACCAAAATCAAAAGCCAAATAAAACTAAAACTATAATTTAATTACCTTTCTTCTTTTCATTTCAACTCTCGGTCTTAATTCTTTTTTGTCGTGTTCTATATCGTATTTTAATTCTTCAACTTTTTTAATTAAATCTTCTTTTTTCATCTTGTATGCCCCCACTATTTTATCCTGTTTATTTAATTTGGAAACTAACTTTAACAAATCTTTTTTAGAGATCATAATATATATATAACATATATTATTTTCTCTTTTTATTTTATATTATGGATAAAATCAAAATTCCTTCTAATGTTGTAAATCCCGCACTTTATAGACAAGCACGAAAAATAGCTGATAAAACTTATAAGAGAGCGGGAGCTTATAAAAATATGTTTCTAGTTAGAAAGTATAAAGAACTAGGAGGAACATACAAAGGACAGAAAACTAATAAATTAAAAAATTGGAGAGAAGAGAAATGGGTTAGTGTAGAGGATTTTTTAAATGGGAACAAAATAGAATGCGGAGATAGTAACATAGGTAATAATGCGTGTCGCCCGACAATTCGGATTAATGCTAATACACCTATAACAATTCAAGAAGTTATAAAAAAATTTGGAAAACAAAAGGTAGTAGATATTGTAAAATTAAAAGTCAAAAATCTAGATAGGAGAATTAACTGGGAGAAACTTACTATTTCATAAAAAAAAAATAAAAAAATAATCTTACTTAATTATAAATGAAACCTATTCAAATTTTAAAGTGTAAGGATAAGAAAGAGAAACATTATAAACAAAAAGAGAATCTCTTTGATTTACCTATGAGAGTTCTATGTGTTGGTAAATCTCAATTTTCAGGAAAATCAAGTTTTTTATTAAATATTTTAGGTCAAGAAGATAAAAGATTATATAGAGATGATTTTGATGAAATCTATATTTTTTCAGGTTCATTAAAATCAGATACGAAGGTTAAAAATTTAATCAATATACATGATATACCTGAGGAGAATTTACACGACGGATACGACGAAGAAATGTTAGAGGCTATATTTGATTTAACAGAAGAGGATTATAATGAAGCTATGGATAATGGGGAAACTCCGAAACATGTTTTAGTAATCCTAGACGACTGTAGTTTTGATGGTTCTATGAAAAAAAAAAATAATGGTATTTTAAATAAAGTATTTCAGAACGGAAGACATATTAATTTATCTTTAATAGCGTGTCTTCAAAAATATTCACAGGCTCACACAGCTCAGAGGGAAAACGCTACGGGTATTGTTCTATGGAGTTGTTCTGATAAACAATTAGATTTAATCTCCGAAGACCATAATACTTTAGAAGGTGGAAAGAAACAATTTAAAAAAATGTTTAGAACTGTAACATCTGAACCATATTCTTTTATGGTTGTAAATTATTCTAATCCGAAAGAAAGTAGATATTTAAATATGAATTTTGAACCTATAGGAGAATGTGGAAAGGTAAAAGGAAAAGGTTGTAATTGTGATAATTAATTAAATTGGTTCTTCTTACGGAAAAAAACGAAAATTAAAATATTTACTAATTATATATGAATAAATACAGCGATGGAAAAGTTTATAGAATTGTTAATTCTGAATTAAATTTAGTATATTATGGCTCTACTACTCAAACATTAAATAAACGATTTTATCAACATAGGAAAGATAGTTTTGATCCTCTTAGAAAAAACACTTCAAAAAGATTATTTCAGACAACTTCTATACCCTATATTGAATTATTAGAATTAGTTAATTGTGAAAATAGAATAGAATTAGAAACAATTGAAAGACACTATATAGAAAACCATTTATCAGGATTTTCGGAATGTGTAAATAAAGTAATACCATTAAGAACCAATAAAGAATATTATTTAGACAATTGTGAATCCATTAAACAAAAGTATAGGGATTATTACGCAATAAATAAAGATGATATTTGTTTAAAAAAAAGACAATTTTATATAGATAATAAGGAAAGACTTACTCAAAAATTTAATTGTCCGTGTGGTGGTTCTTTTACACCTAAACATAGAACAAGACATTTTAGAAGTATTAAACATATAAAGTTTTTAGAAACAGACCCAGTTATTATAGATTTTGATTAAATAATTAATTTTTATTCTTTATTTTTTTTATCTTTTAATATTATATAATGCCGAAAAAACAAAGTGATTTATTTGATGTCCCTGATGAAGCTTCAACACCTATTATAGAAGAAGTCAAACCAAAAAAGAAAGGAAAAAAACCTATGAGCGACGACGATAAGAAAATATTAATAGATAGATTAAAAGCAGGAAGAGAGAGAAAGAAATTAGAAAGAGAAGGGAAACAACCACCAAAAGAAAACAAACCCGACCCCCCAGCACCATCACCAGCCCCAGCACCAGCACCAGCACAAAATAACAATAATAACGAGGAAAAAGAAAATTTGAAAATACAGATCCTAGAATTAAAAAACGAAATTAAATCAACAAAAGAAAAACAGGATTTAATAGATATGAAAAACGAATTAAAAGAATTAAAACTTTTATTGTCTGATTCTATTAAAAAAAAATCTGATAATATTATTAATAAGCCTGAAAATGTAAAAGTTATATCAGAACCGAAAATGTCCCGACCTTCTCCTCCCGAGCCAATAATAGAAAAACCTAGCGTCGTAATACCAAAGACCACTATTTTAAAAAAGAGATTTAAATAATTATATTTTTTCTAAAACCTGATACCTATTATGATTTTCTCCGTATTCTTGTTTATCTATATCTCCATGATTTTCATATATATTTAATATACGAAAACCATTATCTTCACACATTTTAATAAATGTTTCTTTTCTGTAACAAGTCATATCACTAAAATTAGTAGCGTCTTTATCCTTCTGATATATTAACGCTTGGATATATGCTGTTCCTTTTTTTTTTAAATGTTTATGAATGTATTTTAAGGCGGTTATAGCTTGTTCTTTTCGTAAATGAATGAAAACCGTTAATGAAAAAACCTTATCAACTCTCCGTGAAAAATTTTCTAATAAATAAGATTTACAACCCAATTTCCGAGCGTCTAAAACAAAGTCCTCAACAATATCCACACCATAACTATTATACTTTTTTAAATGTCTTAATATTCTTCCCGCTCCACATCCATACTCTAAAACACTTTCTTTTTTTTTTAAACTAATTTCATTAATAGTATTATCTGACGCTATTTTTCCACTACTTAACCATTCTTTTTCCTCTTTATTATATCCCGCAGGATGAATAGTTCCATATATATATTCTTTTCCGTTTTTATTTTTTTCATTCAAATACCATTCATTCCAATTATCATATTTAATACTCATTTCTATACATTTATTATAGAAAAAAAATTGAGAAAAAAACTTAAATAAAAATATATTGTAATAATATAAATGAAAGTTCTAGTTTTTGTGAAATTATATTTCCATAAAAACGGCTCAGGGGGAGAAGCTTACCTTCATCATTTTTTAAAAAGATTAAAAAAAGAAAGGAATTTAGATATTCAGGTTCTATTACCCGATTCAAAAGAAATAAAAAAATTAGAATTTGAAGGTATAACAATACACGAAACGAATGAATCTACTAACAGTTGTTTAAGTTATATTGATAATTGCGATCTATTAATTACTCAATTAGATAATTCCGAAATATGCTTAGATTATTCATTAAAAAAGAAAATTCCTAGTTTAATGATTTTTCATAATTCAATTAGGGAATATAATAAATTTATTGAAAATCCTAATCTTATAAAAATTTTTAATTCTAATTTTGTAATGAATGATTATATCAAAAGGGAATTATTACCAGTAAATAATTATTTAATTTATCCCTATACTGATTTTCCAAAATTATCTAAATTCAGAAAACAAAAACAAGAAAGAAGATATATCACATTTATTAATCCGAGTTTAAATAAAGGAGCTGATATAGTAGTTCAATTAGCAGAAAAATTTAAAACACAGAAATTTTTAATAGTGAAGGGAGGCTATGCTCCCTACGACCAAAAACCATATTTAGACAAATTCCATAGTTTACCTAACGCTCATATAATAGAAAATACACCTGATATTATTAATGATATTTATTTAAAATCAAAAATAGTTCTGATGCCTTCTACTTACGAAAGTTATGGAATGGTGGCTTCGGAGGCGAGTTGTTTTGGAATACCTGTAATAATAAATAGGAATGGAAAGGGATTATTAGAAAATATGGGGAAATTATGTTTAGGAGGATATGATAAACATATTTATTCTTATGAAAAAGTTTTAGAAAGTTTAGAAATTTTTGAAAATTTCCATTTATGGAGTAATTATTATTTTGATGTTGCGGAAGAGAGATTTAATGAAATTGAATATCAGATAACTAATTTTATTAATAGTGTATTTCCTAATAACAATAACTAAGAGATTTAATAGCTTCTTCCGTTAAATCTGTGTTTATTATCCTTACTTTAAAATATTTGAATTTATAATCTTCTACGAATAATTGTTTAGATTTATCAGCGGATTTTACGGTATATAATGTATTGTGTAATAAATGGAAATCTTCATTATCATTAGAAATTAAAATAGTCATTTCTAATTTACTTAAATCCGTCCAAGTCGGAGCAGTTAATAAAATACTTAATTTAACTGCTTGTGTTAATTCCTGACTTAATGTTTCATATATAGCTAGGGAGGGAATTACAGCATCCTGACTAATTATTTTAACTTTTATAGGATTTGAATTTACTACTAACTCCTCATGTTCGTTAACTCTTAAACTCTTAAATTTTGAATCTTCGTCATCATGGGCGTATAATGCTATTGATTGTAATTCTCTATGTTCTAACTTAGCACTTCTAACAACTTTACTATTTAATTGAAAAATAGGATCACTCATTTCTATATATCTATATTATTTTTTTTTTTTATCTTTTTTTTTATTTTTTAATTCTAAATAAAATAAATCTCTTTGACTTTTCTTTTTTTCTTTTTTTTCTTTCTCTTCTTTCTCTTCTATTTCTCCTTCTTCATTTACATTTAAATTTATATTGTTTAGTAGGTGGTGTATATCATAAACATATTTAATATCCATTTACTAACTACAAAGATTTTTTTTTTAAAGTATAACAAAAATAAAAAAAATATAAGTTATTATTATAATGAAACTTATTAGATTAGTAACAGAAGACCCGAACTCAATTTTTGATAATACTTTTAATGATTCTTTAACATTAAAACCAAATTCTAAAATAGCTCTACAATCTCTCTCAATAGAAACTGAGAATAATATTATTGAGATAGACGGCTCAAACGATTCAATTACTTTCCGAGTTACAGCGGGAATTTATACTGCTACTATAGATTTATCAAGAGATACATATAATAAAAATAATTATTTAGATTTATTAAATGATATTCAGGAGAAAATGAATAACGCTACGGGATTTGAATTAGCTACCGCTCCCAATCCTTTTCCTGTTAGAAGAAATTTCGGTTTAGAGTGGAAAGTTGAAATAAATTCTAAAAATAAAGTTTCTATAGGTTATAGGATTGGATATTGGGGAGAGTATTTAGAATATTGGGATTTTAACACTAGTGATGTTATTAGACTTCAATTAAATAATAAATTTATTTGGAGAATAGCACCATCCCAACCCGATAATAATTTGGGAAATGAAAATTCTTTATTACTACCTTATTATATTTCTACTGGTTGTTCTTTAATTAGATGTAGAACTAATAAATTTGATACAGAAATAAATTTTGGTAGAGATCAAAACGGATATATTATAGCTTTAACTAGAACCGATTTATCAACTAAAAAACCTTCAGAAATTTTAGATAGTGATATTTCTTATGGAATTCAAGTAGCTTCTACGCCTAGTGAAATTCGTAGGTATTGGACTATTGTTGATGGTGTTTTTTCCTTAGACTCAGTTTTTCCTCAATATCAAGGGAACGGAGATACTAATAATGATTATCAGGAAGTTTCTATTAATTTTGATAGAGTAGAGTTAAATGTGTATCAGAATACTACGGGAGATCAGAAAATAAAACTAGCAGATTTTAACTATATAGCAGGTGAAAAACTATATCCCTTAATTATTTTAAGGGGGAAAAATGCTGATATAAATGGTCTTAGAACTCTTGTTAGTCCTTACGCTCTAGATGCCGAAGTTTCAA